CTGGATATTTTTTATTTTCTGGTCGAAAGTATCTACAATGTAGTTGTAGACCAGGAAATCGCCAATCGCTGTAAGAGCTGATTCTCGAACATATAATTTGTTCAAGAGATTGGTTAGTTGATAAATTATTTGGTCGCAATAATTCTTCATTTTTACTGTCAACTGTTTGTTGTTGCACGATAGCATTAATATCATTTTCAATTTTTTCAATTGTTTGATTTATTAAGGTGAGAAAATTTTGATTTTTATCGGATAAATCTTTAAGCACTACAATATATCCATCGATATCTGATTGATAATTTTTAGTTTCATTTCTAGTGGAAATATTTTGAATTAAATTACCTATTTCTACAATAGAATTTTCTAAGGATAGATCTTTTTGAGATTCTATCATATCATTTCTAAATTTGACTAAATCTGCTATCTGCATGGTTACTCAAACGTAAACAAATTATCAAACGTTGTGGCTATCTGTGTGTTTTCTGCGATCTTCCAATCAAGCACACCTAATAGGTTTTCTACCTTTTGATCTACGATACCAGTTTCCATACTAGCATCATCAAATGGTAACTCTTTAAACCAAGCAGGAATATGTGTTTCGTCTGTAGGATATCCGACACTGCTATAGCCTAATGGATTGTCTTTGAGTTTACACACGATAGTTTTCATACCGTCTACGATGGCCATCGAATAGTTGTCGTTCATCATGCGTTTGAGATTATTCCAATTCATGGCCGCACGCACATGTCCTGGCATGTTGGCTTTACCTAGGCGTTCTTCTTCCTTGGTATACTTTGTAAGATTGTTAACACGCTTAGGCGTGCCTTTCTCCCAAGCCGGACGCTCTGTGAACACTAATTTAAATTCACGCACCTTGTCAATGATCTTTTCACGTTCTGCACCTGTTAATACATCTAATAAGATCTCACTTAAGAAGTCCTGGATAACCTTTGGAGTGTCTGATCTCTTTAAGTCTAAACCCATGGCCTTGACTTTACCAGGTGTTCCATGACTGTCTAATCTCTTGCCTTCCATGTCATAGATCAACACAGCATAACGTTTCTTCTTGATGAATAAACCTTTGAGTGCTACCAGCTCACGACCACCTTTGATTAATTCACCTTGGCGACGTGGAGTATGAAATGCCCGTTCACAGAATGCTGGAAAACTCTCATTGACTTGATCAGCTATGCTGTCATACAAGCCCACTGCTATGTCTTTGTTCCACTCCATACGACCTGCTTCAACATCAGCCCTGACCATCGGATAAGCACTAAAGTAACATGAGTCAGTATCACCATATATGATCGCTTCACCTACATGATCATATTTGCCTGTGATACATTCATTGATGTAAGCATCCATGTGCTTGGCGATCGTTCTGCCTGTTAATGTAGTTGACTGTCCGATACGCTTGTCAAAGAATCTACAACCTGGGTTAAGGATAGCACCATACAAACTGTTCAAGTTAATCTTCTTAACCAACTGTCGCTTATCCCAGAACGCGATATCTTCATCAGTAGTGGCTTCCTTTTTCTTAGCCTGCATCTCTTTACGCTCGGCATACCATCGTTCTAGTAATCCAGGTATAACACCTTTGCGTTCATTATTAAAGATAGTGCCGTTGGCACTGAGTATCCAAGGTTTGTTGCTGTCAAAGATCAAGCGCCAACAATCTGCCGCACTAACTATGTCGCTAGTTCCATTCGCCCAATCAATTGTGATCTCTGTGCCGACTTCTCCATTCATCACAGCGGTGTATTCTAAACTACCAAACAAGCCTTCCCATGCGTCAGCGAATGACGAACCTCCTGTTTGTTTCTCTTTGATATAGTGTTCAGTCATCACAGGACGCAGTTGTCCTACGATAGTCTCTGGACCCATGTTTAGGGCACGGATAGCTGAGGGATATAGTGAGTTAATATCTATAGCACCAATATAGTCATGCATACCTGCTTTTGGAGTCGCTACATAGGCACCTGCGGCCTGTGTGTCGAACTGTTCGTCACGGTTACGATTTGGCACAACCATACCTAGTTGATGTGCTTCGTTAATAATTGCCTGTTCTGTAACAGCCACAGCACCCATTGTGGTCTGTAGTAACACTGTGTTGTCATGTGCTAGTTCATTTGCTAGATCTAAGAAGCGTAGTTTCTTATCTAGTTTAGCCAGTAGTGCTGTATCCTGTCTGTTATACTCGATGAACTTCGGAAAGTCTTTGTTATACAATTGGTCTAGTGTGCCTTCATACTGTGTTTTACTTTCACCTAGTTCATATTCTGAGATAGCATCTAGACTGTAGCTGTGACGTTCTTCATATGTGTATTTGCGATACAGTTGCATATAGTCCATATGCACGCGACCTATCAAATCAAAAGTCAAGTTGCTGGCACCAAAACGTTCAAACTCACGCTGTTTAGGAAACTGTCCCCATAAGCAGAATCTGCGTGTATCATCTTTGCTGAGCACGCGATTGGTTCGCTGTATCATGTAAGGAATATCAAAGCCTTCTGAGTTCCAACCACTTAAGATGTCAGCATCATCGATCAAGTCTAAGAATGTTTTGAGTAGATCTTCTTCACGTTCCATAAGAAAACAGTTGTCATATTGACCGCAGATTTCCTCAGCAGTTTCCCAACTCATGCTCTTAGGCGGCACCACCATGGTTACTAGTTTGTCTAACCAATCAAGATATACAGACACAGCAGTTATGGGATTAAATGGATCTTCTGGTTTACTAAATCCTCGGACCGGGTCGAAGTCTACCTCAATGTCGAAGAACGCTGTCTGTAGTTTAGGTGATTTCTGTCCTAGATAGTTTTCTTCTAGGCAACGGAACACAGGATTGATGTCACTTTCCCAGATGCGCTTACCTGAATTGATTTTAAGTTCCTTATGGAACTCTTTGCCTATGCGTGTGCTGAATCTGCTGACAGGTGTGTCATAGATAGTGCGGAACTTACCGCGAGGGTCATCATAATAGAAAGTGTAATTAGCTGGAAACTCTCTATACTCTCTTTGTCCATTTACACGCTCAACGATGTAAATGCGATCTTTTGTTCTGTCAAACAGTGCGTCTACGTAACTCATACTCTCCTTTTTGTGCGACTTCTAGCTCACACACACTCTACATGCCCGTATAGGCGTTATACTATTAATTATACAATCTCTTTATTTTTTTAGCAAGTATATTGTCAATCCGCCATTAGAATAATTAAACAAATTATATAAATCAACTAAATGATTTTTATAGCTTGGATAAATCTTAACCAATTGATATTTTGTAACCAATCGTCTAAATTCTCTATCAGAAAATGCTGTTTCAAAAGGACATAATTCCTGATCAGCATACAATATATCATTGCTGTAGTTGACTGGTTTAATCTTTTTAAACAACTTACCATAAGAATTATAAATGCCTATGGCTATACGATCAGTGGATAATTCGCAGATCTTTTCTAATGCCCGATGATAATTGGGAATGTGATGTAACACTCCATTAGACAATACTAAATCATAATTATTTTTACAGTTCCACTCGAGAAAATTTTCTTTATAGTAAATGATATTTTTAATTCTGTGCCGTTTACTAAATTGTTGAGCATAGTCTATGCTGTCACTGAAATCCACCGCATCAAAGTTAATACTTGGATATTTCCTAGCAAACAGGTTTACTATAAATCCGCTACCACATCCTACATCTAATATGTTTTTGCGATCTTGTATAGCATCATCATAAAATTTCAAGTAAGGATTGATTAGGTATTGATCATAAAACTCCAGATCTTCTAAAGAATACGGGCCAGGAAATTTTAATTTAGAATAGAATTCTTTGACTTGATGTTCTTTATTAGAGCCTTGCTTGTATATATCCATATACCTCGTTATTTCCTTCGAGAGAATAATGATTCATGATACCTTTATATTTTTTAAAAATATAATTAAAATTTATCATATTATCAAATTGATAAAGACCTTCCCATTCAAATCCTGTAATGTGTATAGGCTTAAATTTTTTAGTCAATTGATCGATCTTTTCGCAAATAATATTGTGTATATCTATAGCATAGTCTAAATCGAAATAGTTTTCAAAATAGTCAACCAACGGTAGTAATTTTTTATTATTCGCAGAATGTTCCTTGATATCAGAATAAATTAAGTCGCAATTACTATGTAACTGATCAATATGCACAGGATGATTTTTCACATAAAGCCTAAATGGACTACTGTGAGCTATAATTATTTTATCAAAATCACTCAGTGTGACTGATTGTAGTTGTTTTAATATTTTAAACTCGCCACACCCGGCTTGAGCTAAATTAATAACAACATGTTCATCTGCTAGAAAATTGGGCCAACCCTTCTTGTTGGGGTATTTCAATTGCCAGTCTGCTGCAAAACTATCGCCTGCTATTAGTATTTTCATTGTGTTAACAATCTATAGTATCCAATTAAATCGACTAAAAGAATAGTCAAACTAGTCATGAATAAACCAAAACTACCTCTGCTTAATGCTGAATATATGCTTATTACCAAACAACAAAAAAACAAGGGATAGACTACCATGAATGGAACATTTGGAACGGTGGCCGCAAAAGTCACTACAACTATAACATTAAGTAACCAGTTACATACTTCTAAACACAACCGAACAGGATGACTCTGCCAGTCCTTGCGGATAAAGTCTACAGTCTTGTGCCAATCGATCAAACTGTGCGACCAACTGTTTCTAAAATATCTGTCAATACTTCGTGATCAGCATTGGTTTCAGTTAATTTTGATTTTTGAGCGATCTTAATAGCTTTCTTAAGGATCGCTGGTTTGATTTCTAGTTCTTCTGCTACTGCTTTAACAGTATCATTTAGGCCAGCAGTAAGATCTTCTACTTCTTGTAATACAGCAATACCTTCGTTAACTAATTGAGTTAGTTTGGCTTTTTGTTCGCCTGAAAACATTTTTGATGCCATGATTGGCTCTCCTTGATTGAAAAATATATTATATACTAATTATTTACTCGCGTCTAGTGCCATCAATAAATATTTTAATAGTATAGAGAATATCAAATGAAAGTATATGGAATTCTGGTGCATCCAGAACGTCAAAGCCTAAATGGTACAATGTTCGACACAGCGATAGACTTTTTCCAAAAGAAAAAACACAAGGTAGAAACTCTAGATCTATTTAGATCTGATTTTGATCCTTGGGCCATACATGACCATATAGTATCTGATAATCAAACTAAAAATTATGGCCACAAATGGTTCGCCGCAGATGCACGTAATCTATTACCAGAATTTAGTCAACGTGAAATTGATCGATTAAAAAACAGTGATCTCTTATACATCCAATCTCCGATTTGGTGGTGGGGATTGCCTGCGCTGATGAAAGCCTATATAGAAAATGTGTTTATCTATAATGTGTTGTTTAGTTTAGAAAACGAACATACCAGAGAAAATCGAGATTCTACGGTATTCAAGTTGCTACGTAATAAAAAATTATTGCTGTCAATTACCACAGGTAGTAGCGAAAAATTTATGGCGGAACATTTCAACACCGTGGATAATATGATCGCACCGATCAGAGCAAGATTTGAATTTGTTGGATACAATATATTACCGATACATCATTGTGGGGCACTAAGCGGTGAAACTAATGACGTTGATCAGATCGAAAAATTCAAATATTACTTACAATCAATTAAAATTTAGTTCTACATTTACGTAATATTTTTGTAGCCGTTTGGAATTGGTAAGCCAGATCATCATACAGGTCTTCTGGAGGACGTTCAGCATAAGCACGACTCATGTAAGCCATCTGCCCCATGTCGCTGTAGTAGACTTCAGTAGGCCAACGGTGCTTACCCCATTCCATGCTGTTGATTAATAAGCATTCGTCGCCTACATTTTTCAGTAATTCTTTTTTGGCTTTAATTGGTAAATTTACACTGCTGAGTAACTTAACACCCACTGGCACGGTATTAACTTTTGGTTTATCTAGATAATGGGCAAATAAATGAACGACATAAGCTTCTAGTTCATGCGCCAAATTTACTGTAAGCTCACATTCTGCCCTACGGACTAGATCATA